CATGGAAAGAGCGCGCCGGGTTGCGCACGACGGGCGGCCACGGGCGCGCGCGCCGTGATGAAGAAAGCCATTCTGGCGGTCGGAATCGGCCGCTTTTTTCGATGGTTTTTGGCCGGATTTTTAGGAGACTTGTCCGGAGGTGATCGGATGGAAAATGAACTTGAACCGACATCCGTCAGGGAAAAGGCGGTCAGCGGACGGGAGAAGCTGACGCCGGCAGCGCTGTATAAAAAAATGCTCAAGTTCGGCAGGGTCTACCAGATCGAGAAGGAGCAGGACTTCCTGGAAGCGGCGAGGATCTACAGCGAAGAGGCCGGGCTGATCGACCAGATGCGGGACCGGATCGCAGAAGACGGTCTGACGGTCGAAAAGACCTACAAGACCGGCAGCCAGGAAGTTGCGCATCCGCTGCTGAGCGAGCTGCCGCGGCATGTGGAGAGCGCAAACAAGTGCCTGACCACCATCGGCTCCATGGTCGCGGAGCGCGGGGCCAGGAAGGAAAAAGCCGCGCGGGATCTGGACGCCTTCCGGCTGCATTGATCCGGAGGGGACTGGATGAGCAAGACGGCGGCCAGGGGATCGCTGATGGACCGGCACGAGGAAAACGCGATCCTCTCTTACTGGGCCGCGATCCGGAGCGGCGACGAGATTGTGGGTCAGTGGATCCGGATGCTGTACGAGGTGATCCTGCAGGGGCTCAGCGATAAGCGCTGGTTCTATGATCATCAGCGGGCGGCCGGGGCGCTGGGATTCATCGAGCGGTTCTGCCATCACTACAAGGGCAAGCTGGCGCCGGGACGGATCCGGCTGAGCCTCTGGGAGCGGTCCAGCATCAGTCTGATGTTCGGGATTGTGGACGCCTCCGGGAAGAGGCAGTTCACGGAGGTCTTCTGGCTGGTTGGCCGGAAGATGGGCAAGAGCCTGATGGCCGGATCGATCGGCAACTACATGGCATACGCCGCGGGGGAATACGGCAGCGAGATTTATTATCTCGCCCCGAAACTGGATCAGGCGGATCTGTGCTACAGCGCGTTCGAGTTCAACGTGCACGCGGAGCCGGAGCTGGACGAGATGACACGGAGCACGAAGTTCCGGGGCCTGGTGATCAAAGAGCGGAACACCATCGTCAAGAAGCTGGCGTTCACGGCGAAAAAGAGCGACGGTTATAACCCGATGTTCTGGTGCGCCGACGAGGTGGCCGCCTGGCCGGGGCTGGCAGGCCTCCGCCAGTGGGAGGTCATGGTCTCCGGCACGGGCGCCAGAGAGGAGCCGCTGGGGCTGGCGATCAGCTCCGGAGGATACGAAGATGGCGGCATCTTCGACGAGCTGATGGCCCGCGGGACATCGTTCCTCAAGGGGAACAGCCGGGAAGAGCACCTGCTGCCGATCATCTACATGATCGATGATCCGGCAAAATGGGACCGGCTGGATGAGCTGAAAAAGGCGCTGCCGGGCATGGGAGAGAGCGTCGGAGAGGATTTCATCCGGAAGGAAATCCTGATCGCCGAGGGATCCATCTCCAAGCGTACAGAGTTCATGACGAAGTACGCGAACCTCAAGCAGAACAGCACGACGGCATGGTTTGACGCGCAGCTGGTGAACCAGGTATTCCTGAAGGATGCCGGGAACGGCACCGGGGAATCGTGGGGCTACAGTCTGGAGGACTTCCGGGACACCTACGCATTATGCGGGGTCGACCTGAGCCAGACCACGGACCTGACGAGCGCCTGCGTGATCATCGAGCGCGAGGGCATCCTGTGGGTCTTCTCCCACTTCTGGCTGCCGAAGGAACGGATCAAAGTGGCGACGGAGCGGGACGGGATCCCGTACGAGATTATGGCGGAGCGCGGATTCATCTCATTCAGCGAGGGCCACATGGTCGACTACCGGGACACGGTAGCCTGGTGCAAGCGGCTGATTGAGGAATACAAGATCTATCCGCTCATGGTCGGATACGATCGATGGAGCGCCCAGCCGCTTGTGCAGGATCTGCAGGCCTACGGATTTCACACGGACAGCGTCCACCAGGGGTTCAATCTCAGCGGTATCATCGACACGATGGAAGCGCTGATGCGGAACGGGCAGCTGCGGTCGGCGGACGGAAACGAGCTGCTGAAAATTCACTTTATGGACAGCGCTCTGCAGAACGAGAGCGGGCTGGCAGCCCACACGCGGCACAAGCTGGCCAAGGTCAGCAACAAGGCCCACGTGGACGGAGTGGCCGCGATCCTGGACGCGCTGTGTATGCGTCAGGTCTACTGGGGAGAGCTTGGGGAGCGGCTGCAGAATACTGACGATTGAATAACTCAAATTTTTCTTGTGAAAACCGGAACGAAAAAGCGGGGTGAGGATGGAAGATGGGATTTTTTGACAAATTGTTCGCGAAGCGGAAGCCGGACCGGGAGGCCCAGCAGACTTTCCAGTTCGTGACCGGTTACTCCCCTGTTTTCCGGACGTTCGAAGGATCCATCTACGAAAGCGACATGATCAGGGCCAGCCTGGACGCCCACGGCCGGCACTGCTCGAAACTGCAGATTGAATTTCACGGATCGGCGCAGGAACGGCTGCAGAACCAGCTGAAGCACGCGCCGAACAGCTGGCAGACCTGGCCGAAATTCCTTTACCAGGGCGCCTCGATCCTCTACGGGAAGAACAATCTTTTCATCGGTCCGGTGCTGGACGAGTTTGGCCGGAAGATCGGTATCCAGAACATTGTGCCGGTGCGGTTCGAACTGGTGACCAGCGGCGGGAAGCTGTGGGTCCGTTTCTTCCTGGAGGACGGAACGCGGGCGGCATGCGAACTGGATCAGCTGGGGATCATAACCCGGTTCCAGTCCGCGGATCAGCTGTTCGGGGAGGACAACCGGGCGCTGAAGGATGTGCTGGACCTGCAGGCGATCCAGAAGCAGGGCATCGAGGAGGCTATCAAGAATAGCGCCAGCTACCGGTTCTACGGAAAGAGCAGCAACTTCGCCAAGGATTCCGATCTGGCAAAGGAGAGGAAACGGTTCAACGAGCTAAACTTCTCCGGAGGAAACGGCGGAGGGCTGCTGCTGTTTCCGAACACGGTCGACGACATCCACCAGGCGGTGAGCCGGCCTTACACGGTCGACGCGGCGCAGCAGAACGTGATCCGGGACAAGGTCTTCGACTACTTCGGCACGAACGAGGACATCCTGCAGAACAAGGCCAAGGGCGACGCCTGGGCGGCGTTCTACGAGGGAGGGCCGGAATGGTTCGCGGTGAACCTGGGCGACGCGCTGACCATGATGCTGTTCAGCGAACGGGAGCGGGCTGCCGGGAACCAGGTGCTTTTCAGCAGCAACCGCCTGCAGTACATGACGACGGCGGAAAAGCTGAACTACGTCAACAGCATGGGCGACCGGGGACTGATTACCAGGAACGAGGCCCGGGCGGTGTTCAACCTGACGCCGCTGCCGGAGCCCTACGGCAGCCAGATCATGGCGCGAGGCGAATACTACAATATTACGGACGAAGACGAGGATCCGGACGGTGACAGCGAATGAGCAAAACCATCGCGGTGGACTTCGATGGGACCCTGTGTGAGAGCAAGTGGCCGAAGATCGGCGAGCCGAACACGGCGCTGATCGATCAGCTGAAGGCAGAGCAGAAGGCTGGGGCCGTGATCATCCTGTGGACATGCCGGGAAGGCCGGCTGCTGCGGGAGGCGGTGAAGTGGCTGAAAGAGCAGGGGCTGAAATGCGACTACGTGAACCGCAACGCACCGGAGCGGATCCGGATGTACAAGAGCGACTGCCGGAAGATCGGAGCTGACATCTACATCGATGACAGGGCCTCGGCGTTCGAGTTTGGAAAAGAGATTAAGCTGTGAGGTGATATTGATGCCGATGAAGAACGGCGAACGGGAATACAGGCTGATCAGCCTGACCGGTAACATTGAGACCCGGAAGGCCGGAGACGGCGGGATGTATGTCGAGGGCTACGCCACAACCTTCAACCAGCCGTACACGCTGTATGACGACAGCGAGCTCCGGATCGACGAGCAGGTGGATCCGCACGCCTTCGACGAAACGGACATGAATGACGTGATCATGCAGTACGATCACCAGGGCCGGGTTTTTGCCAGGCGGAAGAACGGGACGCTGGAGATTGGGACCGACGATCACGGACTGAAGATCAGGGGCCGGCTGGATGGCACCGACATCGGGCGCCAGCTGTATCAGGAGATCGAGGGCGGATACACCGATAAGATGTCCATGGGGTTCACGGTGAAGGAAGACCAGAGGGTTCGGACCATGGACCACGACACCGGGAAAGTCTTCGTGATGCGTACCATCACGAAGATCAAAAAACTTTACGACGTTTCTGCCGTGTCATTGCCAGCCAATGACGCGACTGAAATCAGCGCACGCAGTCTCAGCGAGGGAGTCATCAAAGAGATCATGGAGGAGCGCCATGCCGAAGAGGAGCGCCAGCGCGAAATAGAAATTGCCAAGACATTGATGATGATGGGAGGAAATTGAGAATGAAAACTTTGCAGGAAATCCAGGAACGCCTGGCGCAGATCGACGAGGAGCTGCGGAAGGAAGGAATCACCATTGAGGAAGTGCGGAAGCTGCAGGCGGAGATCAAGGAACTGAACGCCGCGAAGGAAGAGATCCGGAAGGCTGCCGAACAGGCCGCCGAGACCCGGCGCATGATCGCGGACGGCACTGTCCCCGTGACCGTGCTGCAGAGCCGGAACAACGGCCAGGAAGCGCAGAAGCGCACCTTCGCCGTGGACAGCGTCGAATACAGGGATGCGTATCTGAAAAACCTGATGGGCAAGCCCCTGGACGCGGAAGAGCGGGCCGCGCTGACCAGCGCGAATGCCGTGATTCCGACCGAAATGCAGAACAAGATCTGGGATAAACTCCGCGAGAATCCCCTGATCGCTGAAATCGACATGCTGCACGTGCCGGGCTACGTCGTCCTGCCGAAGGCCACTACGGTCAATGATGCCAACTGGGTGGCGATGGGTACCGCTGCCACTGATTCCGCGGATGTCGTCGGCAGCGTCAGCCTGGGCGCCAAGAAACTGATCAAGACCATCGAGATCGAAGCCGATATCAAGGCGATGAGCATTCCCGCGTTCCAGACCTGGCTGGTGAACAAGCTGGTCGAGAAGATGGAAACGGCGATCTGCGCGGCGGTCATCAACGGCGCCGGCAGCGCGACTGTGCCCCAGGGCGTCATGGCTAACGCCGCCGGAGCGACCGCCAAGACGGTGGCCTTCACCGTTGCGGGCCTGGGCGAGGCTATGGGCGCTTTGCCTTCCGCGTATCATCGGAACGCGGTGTGGGTCATGAGCGCGGCCACCTTCTACGGCACCATCATGCCGCTGGCCACCGACAGCAACGGCCTGCTGGTGATGAACGGCATCGAGCAGCGTCTGCTGGGCCACAAGGTGGTGCTGGACGAGAACGTCGCCGCCAAGATCATCTTCGGCGACTTCCACAACGGCTACGCCTTCAACTTCGGCGATGACATCCGGGTCGAGAGCGACACTTCTGTCGAGTTCCGCAAGGGCTCCACGGTATATCGCGCGATGGCCCTGGCTGACGGCGCGGTTGTGCAGGGCGAGGCTTTCGTGGTCGCCACCAAGAGCGCCTAATCTGAGGTGATGGCAGGATGAAACTGGTTATCACGGAAGAGTTCCACGACAGAGTGGCGGATGTCATCCGGGAGGCCGGAGACATCCTGACGGTGTCCGAGGAGCGCGGAAAGGAACTGCTGACGGCGCGGGTGTGCAGAGTCGTACCCGAGGAGACGGAAGCGCGGACTGCAGAACCGGAAACGACTGAAACGCCGAATGCGGAGCCGGAAGCGGAGCCGAAGACGGCGGGAAAACGGAAAAAAACTTAACCGGAAGCCCGGCGGGAGCGATCCTGCCGGGCTTTGCATTGAACGGAGGATGAGACATGTTCGCGGAAGTGAAACGGATGCTGCCGATCAGCGGGAACGATTATGACGCGGAGATCGTGACACAGATCAAAGCCGCGGCGCTGGATCTAACACGGACGGCGGATATCATCCTGCCGGGAGAAATCGAAATCAGCATCGACGGCACAACCGGCGCGGTGACTGACGAGAGCACCATGGACGATGAGCTGATCATCACGGCGATCGGCACCTGGTGCGCGATGCGGATCGGGAATCCGCCGAACTACGACAACCTGCTGAAGGCCTACGAGAGCATGAAGGGAAACCTTCGGGTTTCCGGGGACTACACGGACTACGGGGAGTGATGGGATGGAGAAGCTGAGCAGCTGTGTGCTGATCGCCTACAATCCGGACGCCCACGAGGCCGGAAGCGCTCCGGGCGAAACCAGGCGGAAGGTCAAATGCACGGAGAAGGATGTCGGGCTGACGGAACATTACCAGGCAACCGGCCAGGGGCTGCTGCCGGAAATGCGGCTGCTGATCCACTACGAGCGGGACTACCGCGGGGAGCGCGACCTGGAATATGACGGCAAGCGGTACCGGGTGATCCGGAAAGTCGGCGGAGAGTATAACGGCGTGCTGCTGACATGCCAGCCATGGGACGGCAACGCGGCGGAGGTGACGGACGATGCCTGAGGATTATCTGGCGCTTGAAACGGCGCTGAAGGCCATCGGGATCCCCTGCGCGGAGAACGGATGGACCACCAGGCCGAAGAGCGACTACATCACCTACGCGCTGGAGTTCGAGGCGAGCTCCGATCACGGCGACAACCGGAAGATCGCGCGGGCCTGGGAAGGAAGCATCGACCTTTACAGCAGCGACAAGCGCGGCGGAGGGTATCCAAGCCAGATCGAGGCCGTGCTGGCCGAGCACTGCGACGGATGCTGGCAGATGGAAACGTGCGGCAGATGGGAACGCGAAACGGGCCTGTTTCACTATGAATGGAGCTTCGAGGTTCTGGGGTGAGGCTGAATGGCATACAAATGCGTTACCGAGGGGATGAGCGAGCTGGTCAGCGCGATGGACCAGCTCGGAGCAGCCGGGCGAGGAGCCGCGGCAGGCGGGCTTTATGAAGCCGCCGGAGTATACGCTGACGCGGTCAGCGGGGCAGTCAACGGGATTGCCGTGGAACCGTTCAAGTACGCAGCGGGCGGACGAAAACGGAGACCATCCCCGGAGGAGAAGGCGGCGCTGCAGGGCGCCGGAGCGGCCGGCATCGCAAAATTCAAAAACAACGGTCTGAGCGTCAACACCAGCATCGGATTCAATAATTCCGGATACGCGCTGGTGGACGGGCGGCGGAGCATCAAAGCCAGGACGAATTACCGGTACGACGAGACGACCGGGAAAGTCATGCACGCCAGCAAGGCGGGCAAGGGCTCAAAGAACGCAAAGCCGATTCCGCTGATCGCCAACTCCATTAACAGCGGAACCTCATTCATGGACAAACAGCCGTTTTTCCGGAAGGCCACACGGCAGGCGGCCGGAAAAGCGCAAAGCGCATTCGATGCAAAGGCCACGGAGATCTTGAACCAGGCCGCGGCGGTCGTCGGGAAAAACAGCGGCCGGACTTACAGAAGCTGGAAGGACCTGGCCGAGAATGGATGGAAATACGGAGATTAACAACAGGAGGGATAGAACATGGCAGGAAATCCGAAACAGCGGGTTGGAATAATGTACCCGATCTGGGCTCCGATTGTGAGCCACACGGAGGGCAGCATGCCGACCTACGGAACGGGCATTCGGATCATGGAGGCCAGGACCGCAACGGTGACCTACGAGCGCAGCAACAATGCTGATTACGGCGATGACCGCGTTGTAGCGGAGGACAACGGCGCGACCGCGGTGTCGATCAGCTTCGAGTCCACCGGTATCAGCAACGAGGCGCGGATCGCGATGCTGGGCGAAGAAGCCGGATCTCAGCAGATGGGCGGTCAGTGGATCACGGACGCGCCGAGCCCCTACGGCGGCTTCGGCTACATTGAAAAAATGCTGAACGAGGACGCGAAAACTTTCAGCTATGAGGTCTGGATCACGGTCAAGATCCATTTCACGGAGAATACCCACACCAGTCAGACCCGCGAGGGACAGACTGCCTGGGGGCATCCGACGCTGGAAGGCAGAGGCGCTGCCCTGGACATCGACGGGAGCGGAACGCTCAAGTATCGGTGGCATAATAACTTTGCAACGATGGCAGAAGCCAAGGCGAAGATCAACAGCATTCTGAACTACACGCCGCCCACCTGACAGGAGGACGGCGGGACACATACGGGGGATCCAGAGATGGGTTCCCCGTTTTTGTGGATTGAAATGTTGAAGTTTTCATGATCGATCAGGAAGTTTTCAGGAAGTTTTACGGATTGATTATGAAGTGTTGATGATTTGAATAAGGAGATCTGAGCATGACAGAAATCACGATGGGCGGGCGGACGATCCCGCTGTATTTCACGAGCTGGGAAATGATCGCGATCCAGGAGCGGATCGGATGCACGGCAGCGCAGCTGCGGGACGAGGTTTTCGGACTGCATCTGGCGGACGAGGAGGACCCGGAGAGCTGGGCCATGAGCGTGGCGACGGATCCGGAGAAGCTGAAAAAATTCGGAACGCTGATCGAGATCCTGGGCAACGCCGGGCTGGAAGAGCAGGGACAGGAACCGGATCTGACAGAAAAATGGGTGCTGCGGCACATGCGGCCGGCGGAGATCGTCGGATATGCCATCCTGGCTACGCTGGAAGTAAACAAGGGCATGCGCAGCGAGGTTGCGGAAGAGGAACAGAAAGAGCAGGCGGGACAGAAGATCGACGTCATGGTCGCGGAGGAAGAGAGAAAAAAAGCGCCAGCGAAATGACGTACCGGCGGATCGTTTCGTGCGGACTGATCGCCGGGCTGAAGAAAGACGAAGTGAACCGGATGAGGCCGGGCGAAGTGCTCGACTACTATTACTACCGGATGAGATATGACAGCATGTTTTCGATTGGGGGCTAAGAGATGGCAGGGGTGAACTTTAAAATCGGCGCGGACGCGAGCGCCTTTAAGCAGGGCGTAAGCGAAGCCCAGGCCAGCCTTAAAACCCTGGACGCCGCGCTGAAGGTCAACGAGGCCAGCTTTAAAGCCGGCGGGGACGCGGAAACCTACATGTCCCAGAAGCTGGAGATTCTGAACTCGAAGATGACACAGCAGAAGAGCCTGGCAAATCAACTGCAGGCAGGGCTGCAGAAAATGCGCCAGGCCGGCGTTTCTCCGACGTCGGTGGAATACCAGAAGCTGGAGCGGGATCTGTACAACCCCCAGGCGGCCATGAACGAGACGAAGGTCGCGATCGATAACCTGGACGGCAGCCAGGAACGAGCCACGGGCAGCGCAGGAAGTCTGACGGCAGCGGTCAACGGGATCGGGAAAAAGATCAGCCTGGACCAGGTGATCGGCGGGATCGACCGGATTACCGGCGCCATGCAGACAGCTGCGGGGGCCGCGGTCAACCTGGGCGAGAAGATCTGGGATAATGTCATGAACGCGGCCAAATGGGCGGACGATTCATCGACCATGGCGCTGATGTACGGCATCGACCCGGAAAGGTTCCTGCGGATGCAGAAGCTGTTCACGAACGGCATGGACACGTCTGTGGATGCCATGCTGAAAAGCAGAGATAAGCTTGCAAAAAACATCGGCAACGGTGGGGACGGTTTTCTGCAGACGATGAAAGAGCTTGGTCTGCTAACCGAAACCGTTGGCAAGTTTGGCGAAGCGTCCAAGTCATTCGTAACGGATGACCCGACGGAGATGTTCTGGAAGGCCGGCCAGGCTATCATGGCTATGGGCGAAAGTTTTGACAAAGAGGCCGCTGCACAGCAGCTCTTTGGCAAAAGCTGGAAAGAACTTGTTCCGCTGTTTAAGGAATTCAATAACCAGGCTGATTATGAAAAAGCCCTCCAGAATGTTAAAGTCAATACGGAAGAGGAAGTTAACGACCTGGCCACGTTAAACGACCGTGTGAGCGAACTACAAGGTAACATCGAGACTTTGACCAATAAAGGATGGGCAGCACTCGCTCCGTCACTGACTGGAGCCGCGGAGGCGTTGAACGGGCTGCTGGGCAGCGTGCTGGAGTACCTGGATACTCCGGAAGGCAAAGAAGCACTACAGCAGATGAGCGATAGTGTCTCGACGCTTTTCGAGGACCTGAGCAAGATCGATCCTGAGAGCGTGGTTAATAATTTTGTATCGGTCTTTGAGAAACTGAAAAACGGTTTTGAATGGATCGTTGTAAACAAGGGATCAATCATTACCGCATTAGAGGCCATTGTTGCCGGTTGGGCCGGACTGAAGTTGACCGGAGGCGCGCTGCAGGTACTGAGACTGGTTAACGCGCTGACTACGCTTGGCGGTGGCGGCTCAGATGGTGGCGGTTTTATTTCAAACGCGGTCAGCGGAATTGCATCCTGGGGCGAAAACGCGCTGTCATGGCTCACTGAGCATGTAGGCGGAGCGCTAAACGGAGTGGCTATTGGAGACTGGTTCCTTAACGGCACAACCGTTGGCCAGGGCATCCGGAACACCGGAGATATCGGCGGATCCCTCAAGTTTGCCTGGGACGAGTTTGCACAGAATGTTAAAAACAATGCGGCCAGTTTTCGCGATGACTGGCAGGGGGTAATCAATCAGGTATTCGGCGGGAGCGAGGGCGGAGGCGGCAGTCATGGCTTTGCTATCCCGGCGGAACCAAAGCTGTCAGAGAATGCTGCAGCAATTGTCTCAGAACAGATCGGGATTGTGCCGGTGCAGGTGCAGCCTGTGTTCAGCGGCGCTGGATACGGCGGACGGACTGGCGGCGGAACTATGAGCCTGTTGAGCGACTTTGGCAACGGGTTGGCAAACATATTTGGCATCCATGCCAACGGCCTGTGGTCGGTGCCGTTTGACAACTACCCTGCCCTGCTCCATCGCGGTGAACGCGTGGTGCCGGCACGGGAGGTTTCGAGCCGGTCGTATAACTCCAATCTTTATGTCGAAAAAATGATCATGAACAACGGCGCGGATGCCCAGGGCCTGGCTAACGCGATGGCCGCGGCCAACCGGCGGAGGATGAGCGGCTATGGCTCCTGAGGACATCATACTGGCCGTTAACATTGTCGGGATCATCCTGATCCTGTGCGCGGTTTGGTGGAGGTAAGGATGGGACAGAGTTACTTTATTTTTAACGGCCGGGACTGCCGGGAGATGGGCGTCCGGCTGACCGGACCGATGCCGATCATTCGGCCGGAGGAACGGGTTAAGCATGTCCAGATCCCCGGCCGGGAGGGCGATCTGACGCAGCTGGAGGGCGATGACATCTACAACAGCTATATCCAGACCGGCAACATCAGCGTGCAGGACGGGCTGAATGTGCGGAACGTGTTTAACTGGTTGCGCGGTTCCGGCTACCTGACCACATCCAGTGAGCCGGACCGGAGGCAGATGGCGCGGGTTATCGGCGCGATCACGCTGGACAAGGTTTCCAAGAACCTGGACATCTGGCGCGGGAGCGTGCAGTTTTACTGCCAGCCTTTGAAGGAGCTGCTGTGGGAGCAGACCGAAACGCTGACGGCTGCCGGGCATGTAAACAACAATGGAGACGTCATCAGCAAACCGGAATGGCGGATCACGGCCAGCGATGCCACGATGACCTTTGGGGCGGCATGGATCGATGAGAACGGAGACACGCAGCATGAGGCGCTGGAGATCACGGGCCTGACAGCGGGCCAGGTGATCGTTGTGGACAGCGACAACATGGAGATCACAAACGCAGACGGCACCACGATCCTGACGCAGAATGCTACCGGGAACTTCCCCCACCTGCATGTCGGCGACAATTATGTCAGCGGGACGGGCTGGAGTTCGGTCACGGTTACCAAAAGGGAGAGATATCTGTGATAAGCGTATTCGATGGCATGGCCAGCCGGGACTACACCCGAATCGGCGACTGCGTGCTGACGCCGGAGAGCTGCCGGCTGCATCAGGTGGCCGGCGGTGCTTATGATCTGACAATGCTGCACACGGTGGATCCTGGCGGAAAATGGCGGTGGCTGGTCGAGGGGAATATCATCAAAGCGCCGGTGCAGGAGGAGATTTTGGAGAATGCCTACAGCGGGCGCGAGTTGTGGATCTACGAGACCATAGGCGCCTGCGTGCTGCGGGATGATCCGAGCGAGCCGCAGAGCGTCAACTATCTCGCGTGGAGCGACCAGACGGACTACACAAAGGGCAGCTGTGTGACATATTACGGCAAGGCTTACCGGTGCACATATTTCGATCCCAGCAGCGGCCAGCGGTTTGTGCCGCCGAACAATTCCCCGTGGTGGGGGGAGATTGCCAATACCACCGGCGGAGGCACAGTGGTAGCCAATCTGGCAGCCGGAACGGAAGTCATCTGGGTCAGCGGTCAGTATGCCGATGAATGGTGGGAGGTCGCTGCGTATAACGGCGGCGTCACCGGATGGATCAAACAGGCACAGCTGACCAACGAACGGCATCAGACGCCGGAAGAAATCCAGCCGGTCGTGATCCAT